GTGGTGCCTGCCGTGCCGACAGCCCGCGATGCGTTGGTGTATGCCTCGGTGGCCAGGTCGATTTCGATCTCGTTCGCAAGTGCCCGCATCGCCTGGGCGATTTGGTCGCCATAGATCGTCTCGAAACCCGACCCACTTTGAACAAAGCGCATGTCTTCGCCGGTCCAAGGGATGCCGACGCCGCGCTGCTTGCTGATCGTCAGTTCCTTGTTGTCCACCGTCTGATCGGTGCCTTCGGGGATCGTCATCGACGGGGCGATGGTGCCGACAGTCGCGGCGCGCGTGAAGAACGAGCGCACAGACTGACCGACAGCGGCACGCTGCACGCCGGTGTTGACAGTGACAGAGGGGATGAATCCGACCGCTTCGCGGCCGACGATATCGGCGGCGCGGTAGATGTCCGCGGCCAGATCGGTAAGGACGTTTGCCATGATGTTTTCCTAGAGGTTTGGTGCTGCGCTCAGTCGTTCACGACCTTGCCGCCAGCCTTTGCAAATGTGGCGCGCTGCGCGTGGTCCGCTTTGTCGAACTCGCTGCGCGTCATTGTCTTTTCGCCACCGCCACCGCTTCCCGCGGCAGATTGACGTGCACCGGAACCTCCCGTTCCCGTAGCTTCGAGCAGATCGGGGCGCGTCTTGGCAAACCCGGCCACTCCATCCTTCACAGGCAGCAACGTACCATTGCTTGCCTTGAATAGCAGTTCATCGCCTTCCCACACTAGTTGTTGCCCGATGTAGGTTTCCACGATGTCGCGGGCAACGAATTTGTGCCCGCCCATTGCCTCGGCAACCGCGGCGCGTTGCAGTGAGGACCGGAACTTGCCGGTTGCTTCCTGTTCGCGCTGTGTAGCCTCGGACAACTGCCGTTCTAGCCGCTTGATCTGAACGCCATATTGCTTGTTCGCCTCTGCGGCGCCCTTCGCATCAGGCAATGCCTCGATATCGTCAAGCGACTCGACACCGAGCTTTTCCATCAGCCTAGCCTGCAACTCTTCCGCCGCAGTAAGCTTTTCCTTCAAACCCTTTCGGCCTTTGATCGATTCATCCCTTGCTGCATCGCGCTGCCCGGTCAAATCAGACACATAAGCCTGCAACTCAGCAAACTTCTCGTCGCCAAGCGCATCCTTCAGGGTTTCGATGTTCATTAGGCATCCCGCCGTCAGTTGTAATCGGCAAGACGTTATATTGTTTGCAATTCATTCGATGAATTGCCAATGGTAGAGACTCCGCGTTAATGACAGCCGCACAAGTGACGCGACGGTTTGCCTTTATCGGCCACGCTTTGACGGGTGGAGGTGGTTTCCGTCCGTCTGTGTCTTCCTCTACAGACATCAACGGGAAGATCAGCGTCACCGTCAACGGGCAGTGTTATCTGATCCGCTATCCTCGCGAGAGTGAGGAAAAGTACGGGCGCCGGGCAGAGGTAGCGTTTTACGCTTCGCCTTTGGCGCAGGCATGCTCAAGGTTTGTCGGCTATCTGTCCACAAAGCCGCCGCAGCGTCAAATGTTCAGCCCGCTATATGAAGCGATGCGGGATGACATCGACGGGCAGGGGAATTCGCTGGAAGTCTTCTTTCAGGAATTCATGGGCCAGGCAAAGGCCCGAGGGTCGATGCTGATGCTGGTCGATATGCCGGCGCAGATTTCACCGAACCTTGCCGCACAACTTGCCTCTAGGGAAACCCCCTATTGGACGCCGATCAATCCCGAGGATCTAACCGATTGGGAAATCGGGGATGATGGGAAATTCAACTTCTGCACGTTTCCTGGGCTCTTTACGCAGGAAAACGGAGAAAGAATCGAGTGTATTTGGCGCTTCGACCGCGAGGGATGGGAAGCCAGAGACGAGGAAAAAGAGATCCTGCTCGGTTCTGGTGAGCACCCGCTAGGTGAATGTCCGGTTCTGATCTGGACTGAGGGGGGGTCTTATCCGAACTTCGGGCCGTTTGCATCAATCGCCGATCTATCGAAGCGATTGTTCAATCTGGACAGCGAGTTAGACGAAATCCTCCGTTCGCAGACCTTTAGCCTGCTGACGATGCAAGTCCCGGACGACAGCACCGCAGAACAGAAAATGGCCGCGGCTAGGGCGGCGGGTGAAACGGTCAGCACGCAAAACCTGATGGTGCATAGCGGATCAACTCCGGCATTCATTGCGCCTGCTGACGGTCCTGCTAGGGTTTATCTGGATCGCATCGACAAGATCAGGGACCAGATCAAAGAAATAGGGCTGGACGTGGCGTCTATCAACCAGCAGGAAAGCGGGATCGCTATGACGACTCGCTTTCAGGTGATAAATGGGGCACTGTCATATTTCGCTGGGCGAATGGAAGACTTCGAGCGCCGCGCCTGGTCGCTGTCTAAGAAGTGGCTAGGCCTCAGTGTCGAGCCCACGACTGAATGGCAGCGCGATTACAACATCGCCGATGTTGAGCGCGAGCTAGATATTCTGTCGCAAATGCAAAGCACAGCAATGCCGCCAGAGGTGGTGACGGAACAAAGGCGCCGGGTTATCGCTGTTCAGTTTGGCGGAGCGGATCAGGAAACGCTAGACGGATTGAATGAAGCCATCGACGAAACCGAGCGCGGGGTTGAGGGCGATCAGAATCAAGGCGGTAACGTGGTAAGTCTCCCAGCAGATCGCAACGCCGAAGCCCGCGCAGCATTGCTGAGGATGGCCGGCAATGGCGCGTGATGAAGACTTCCTCGCTGCTGCTGCGGTAGCCGCAAAGGCTCTCAGAACTGCCGAGAGGGCGTTAACCGCTGCGCAATCGGCAGAGGCTAGGGAAATCCCTCAACCGCCAGACCTTGCCGCTTTGCTGGCTGGGGTTGTGAAGGCGATAGAGCGCATTCGATTGCCTGTCCCTGCCGTTACTGTTGCGGCCTCACAAGCTCCGAGCGTGAACGTAGAAGCCGCGCAGATCAACGTGCAACCCGCGGCGGCCGCGGTGAACAACTTTGCGCCGAATATCGTTGTCGATGTTCCGGAACAACCGGCGCAAACAATCAACGTGGCGGCGCCGATTGTGAACGTCGAGGCCCCCAACGTCAGCGTAGAAGCCCCGCGGGTTCAGGTCAACGTGCCGGAAAGCATCCCACTGCCTCGCCTGCCGTGGAGGATGGATGTTTACAGGGACACTCGAACGCAGTTGATCCAATGGGCGGAAATCGTCCCCATGAAAGTTGCCGAGGAAGGCTGACAGTGCAAACCGTCACCATTTTTACGGACCCTGATATCGATGTCGTGGTGTCCACAGCCCCCGTCCCGGTTGACCAATCCGGATTGGTGGCAGAGCAAGCCGCAACGATTGACGCTCTGAATGCGACGATTGCGGAATTGCAGGATCAGATTCCCGCGCCGGCTCCTGTCCCTGTTCCAGCACCAGCGCCAGAGCCTGCACCAGAGCCTGCGCCTAGTCCTGCCCCGGCTCCAGAACCAGGTCCTGACCCCGCTGAAAAACCAGCGTCGATTGTCAGATACATAAACACATCGGCAATGATCACGTTTCCTTGGTGGAACGGTCACAGTAGGTACGGTAGATTCACGCACCACGTCGTTTTGCATGGCGAAAAAGCGGAAGTTAGTTTTTGGTGTCAATCTGCCGGAGGTTCTGCTGTCAAATGGACCGGCACAGAATACACACTGCTTTGCGATGGGTTGCCCATTGCCACAGCACAAGTAACGGGCAGTGCAGACGGTAAATTTGCCGTTCCGCTAACAGGAATGTTGCCGGGTTATAGGGTTTTTGAGGTTGTCGGCCAGGGGACAGAAACAGGCGTACCGTACCCAGTATTCATCCCTGGTGGTGAACCTCCAAAATGGATGCCTGTATTCCAGGGAAGCTACGACATCGTGTTTCGCGGACGTTCGCCTTATCGGCTCGAATGGGTGCCCACCAAATATGATCCGGTAATTCTTCCGATGGAGCGAAGGGAGTTCACGCACTTTTCCGAAGCTGTGTCCAGGTCGAAACTGAGCCTTGAACATTTGGTCGTCCACCGGAGTGGGAATGACGTTTGGCGACCCGCTTATGCAATAGGCGGGGAAATGACCGCTTGCTTCAAGCAGTGGTATACGACCTGGGATATGTTCGCAAAGTATCCTATTGTCCCGCTTGTTGATGGGAAGCGCGGTCGTGGTTGTCTCGGCTATTTGACACACTTGGAAGTAGGCACGGCTGCGCCGGTTGAGACTGGTCCGATAAATAACGTGTATGGATGCACTCCATGGAAGAATTACCGG